GCTGGATTTAGAAATTTAGGAGAGCTATCTGAAAAACTACAACCTTTTTCATACAGAGTATTAAAAGAAGATTGTTTAGATTTGCCAGACAAAATATTTATTAAACGTGAAATACAATTGTCACCTGATCAACGTAAACTTTATGAACAAATGAAACAAGAAGCAATAGCAATTCTTAAAGGTAAACAGACTACAACTGTAAATACTTTGACTCAACTTATGCGTCTACAACAAATAACTTGTGGTCACTTTACTGCTGATGATGGTAGCACACAACATATTCCTAATAATAGACTTACTGAACTGATGAATGTTTTAGAAGAAACAGAAGGCAAAGCAATTATATGGGCTCATTATCAATATGATATTAAGTCTATAATAAAAGAGGTAAATAAAATTTATGGTCCGGGGTCCATTGTTGACTACTATGGATTAACACCACAAGAAGAGAGACAACCTAATATTAAGCGTTTTCAGTCCGACCCTAAGTGCCGGTTTATGGTTGGAACGCCTTCTACGGGCGGCTA